ATTATCTCCCGTTTCCTGGACATAAATGCCTGACAACTGACAGCCGGAAGGTGCCCGGAATGTCCATGTAATTTCAGCACCGCCGGGATTATGAAACACCTCGTTGGTATACTGGAAATTACGCACAGCACCAGAATCGGCACTGGTGATTGTGATATCGCTGGAGCCATCAAACAGCACATTGTTGATTCTGCGGGCGTTCTGAAGGCGGGTTGCTGTTCCGGCGTTGCCGCTGATGCTGCTGATGGTGATATCCGAAGTCAGGGCCATACCGTTGACCTTGCGTGCTTTTGGCACACCGCTGATGTTATCCAGAAACAACTGTTTATTCGGGATGTCTGCGCCGTTACGGTCTTTTGCCAGTCTGGCGTTTGCGTTATCTATCGCAATTTTGACCGCTTTTGGTGTGGCAGCTTCTGTTTCTGATTCACTATTAACAGCACTGTTAAGCTGCACCACGCCTTTTTGCGTCAGCGATGCATCCGGGACTTTCTGACCAATAAACGAGGTCAGCGCCTCAACCAGCTGGTTTTGTTTTTCCGGGTCAGGGGTGACGCCAGCCTCTTTAAGGACGTTAATCACCTCCTGCTGCAAATCACGCGTTGCTGCCTGATGATTATTCATAAATTCAGCAGTAACGATGGTTCCCTCAATTCCCTGAGTCGGGTCACCATCATGAAATAACTTATCCGGCGTATTCACCGGGGGCATTAAATTCTGCATTATTCCTCCACCTCATACGTAAAATAACAGTCTGTAAAAGCCGGTTTAAGGTCTTTAAACGTGTTTTCTAAAATGGATTCACCAAAGGCCGTCAGAGGTTCGCCGGTTGCCGATGCGCCCGTTCTGAACCGGTAGACCGGTGTTTTTGTCCCGATAACGTTGACCTGCCACGCCCAGCGGATTTCCGGTATCAGCAGACGGTCGCCGCAGCGGTTTATCCCCACCCGGAACGGTCGCGGCTCCGTAATGGTGATGGTATAGCCCAGACTGGCGGCAAGGCTCTTAAAGTAAGGGATTGACAGTCCGCCAGTGGCTGCCATTTTTACCAGAATGTTCTGCCGCCGCTCCTGTTGTGTTGCCTCTTCACGGGGGACAACACTGTACACGCGCTCCCAGTCGGACAGCGTCATCGATGCCTGCAACGGGGTGATTTGTGCCAGAACGCGCGCCGCTGAGGCCTTCACGGCCTCCATGACGTCAGCCTCGGCTGTCAGTTCTGCGGAAATATATTTCCCGTTCAGGTCATAACTGACAGGTGGCAGCATGGCGCGAAATAAATCGACCATATTCATAAAATCACCCCTCACGTGGAAAAGACTGAATATCAATATTTCCCGGGCGCAGCCATTCCCACGTTGACGCGTTAATAATGGCTTTTACGTTGTCTGCTGGCGTAATGATTCGCCGGTCACTGACACCGGAAATTAATGAAATCTGGGTTTCCAGTTGTGAAATTATTAATTCCTGCCCCGGCTCCAGCCGGTTCATAAAATCCGTGATAACGTCAGTTATCTGCGGTTTTATCTGCTCAACGGTCAGGCCGCTGGTTTTTACCCGAACAACGAAATCAACGGCTTTTTTCGTCGGGGCCAGTACCATTGTGTCCTTCGCTGTGACCGGGCGGACTTCCTCAATATGTGCCAGCACGGCATTAATCAGTTCCTGCGAAGGGAGGTCATTGGCTGACGTAATGGCCACATCAACCGTCCCCAACCCACGACGTAACGGCTCCACATATGCTGAGGTAACGCCATCCACTTCCAGCGCCCAGCGTTTGTAATCATATTTGTTACCGCCAGCGGGCGGCCTGCGCAGGATATCCAGATAACGCGCCAGCAGGTCGGTGTCACTTTCCCTGTCCGTTCCACCGGTCAGGGATTTAATCGTCACCGTGCTGTTGATGCCTTCCGGCGGGCTGACCAGCGTTGCCGTCTGCGTTGCGGATGCGTTCGTCTGTACACCCGTGGCGGTGCTTTTTACCGTCACCTCTGCGCTGCCTTCATCACCGATGGTGCAGTCTGCTGTGGTGGCCACGCTGACACCTTCACCACGAATTTCCGCACCGGCTGGCAGCGTCTTACCGGGTGTGCCGGTAATCACTACCGGACCGGATGAGGCCGTTGCTTTTTTACGAAAAACATTGCGCGTACGGCAGTGCAGCTCCAGATATTCAGGGTCTGCCGTGTCAGGAAACACCTGACGGAGGATCCATCCCTGATGCATATAAAGTCCGTCCGCCACGCCGGATACGGCATTTGCACGAATGCGGTAATCGCTGTCAGCGCCGGTGTCGATGGTTTCTCCCGGCAGGGCGTTAGCGATATCACGTAGCTGGCGTTCTGTGTTTTCAGCAACGCCCGGAACAGGAAACGGCATTACATAATCCTCACAGGGTGTTCAAACGTCTGCGGTGTGCCCGCGTTATCCGTGACGGTGATTAACAGCAACAGCCAGCCTCGCTGGCCCGCTTTCGTGTCAACGGTAATGGATTTTGCCCGCCCGTCATCAAGCAGGGGCTGAAGTGCCTGGCTGGCATACTGCGCCGCCAGCCTGTGAACACGGGAAACGTCTTTTTCCCGCTTCAGTTCGTGCAGGCGTGACCCCAGCGACGCATCCGCCCAGTAACTGCCAAGCGGTGTCGCCAGTCGCAGATAAACCGCGTTATGGAGTGTATAAATCCGGCGGCGTTCGTAGTCGCCGGTTGCAGGTGAAATCGTCTGGTCCATGCCGCCAGTCTGGCAGCATGGACAGGTCAGAATCAGGTGAGGGTGTTCAGCACTTAATTAACCGGCGTGTCAGACATGCCGTGTGGGGTCGGGTGTTTGTGCGTTCCGATTTTAACGCCATTAATGGTGACGTCAACGGAGGTAATCACACCGCTTGTGTGGTTGATATTGCCTTCAAAGGTGGCAGTATATTTTCCTTTGCCGCCTTTAATGGCCATACCCCCATTACCGGATATTTTCCCTTCAGCAATTAATTGCTCACTTGCGGTAAGTTGGGGAGTAATAAAACCAGCGCTGTCCTTTGCTTCAACTTCAAACGAATTACATTTCACCCGGTAAATATCACACTCCGTTTCAATCACACGTCCGCGCTTCAGCACAATTTTCGCGCCTTCGTCGGTATACAGGGCCACTTCCCCGGGTTTCAATTCCGTCAGGCGATATGCGCCGTGCTCTGTGGCCACGACGACGGTATGGGAGGTATTACCATTCAGCGGAACGGCAATACCCATCGAGCCGGGCGGCGGGGATGTGGTGAGGCCGTAATGTTGAAAATACTCCGCACCGTCCAGCTGTTCGCCTGCCAGCCCGTTCAGCTGAAGCAACTGTACTTTGGTCGAACTGTCCACCGTACCGGTCACCACCCTGAATGCCTGGCGAACGGCGGCCAGTGCCTGCTGTATGCGCTGATTAACCTTGTCCCACATCATTTCTCCCAGACCTTAACAATGGCGACCTCTTTTTTCTTTTTGCCCCTGCGGTGATGGCGTTTCGTCTCGCGCGGGAAGGCATCAGGTATCCACACGCCATCCTCCTTAAAGCGGAGCCGGGTTGTCTGCCCGCTCCGGCCTCCGCTGAACTCACGCCCCATCAGGAAAAAGATGGCGTCGATGCCGTGGGGTTCGCTGACAATCCGCACACGCTGGCCGGGCTGCCACAGGACACCGTCCGCCGTGCGATGACCTGCAACCAGTGCGACGATATCCAGCCCCGACAGACGGGCATCACTCATCATTTTTTTGGCGCGCCAGTTCACCTGCTCCATGTTACTGGTGTCGCCCTGGGTGATTATCTGCGGGCGGTAATAATCCACGGTGGGGTCGGTGGCCACGGCTTTCATGTTATGAATGCCCGTCTGGCCACTGTCCGTATTACCGCTGTCCTGCCCGGACAATGTGCGCACGCTGCCGTCCTCGTTCCAGATATCCAGCGGCACCACGGCCAGTTGTTTCTTGCTGTCTGCGCGGCGGGCGTGGCTCTGGGCCAGCACCGTCAGCTCGGAGAAACAGCCGTTAATGGACCGGGTATCGTCCAGCTCCATCACGTTGTTCCCGGTGCCGTCCAGCTTCATAATCAGCGTGTCCACCGGCGTGGTGGTGTAGTCAGGGCCACCCACAACCAGCGTCCCGTCAGGCTCAAACCACGGCCATAAGCCGCGACCGGCGGCAGCTTTAGCCAGTGCATCCCACGCACGCATCCCCGGCTCTATAACGACCTTGTCATTACGTGACACACCGGACGCCTGAATACGGATGCGCTGTATCCCCAGCGGTCTGACTATCCTGTCGATGACCTCGTCCAGTGTCAGCTGGTTGGCGCTGAACACCGGTGCGGCACAGTCCACCAGGATGGCGGCATCATCACGCCCGGACAGGGTCAGCGTGCAGCTCTGACGGGATACACTGCGGCGCACGCTGTCCACGCGACCACTGAGGACCGTCTCGTCTCCCACCTGCAAACGGACCGGCGCACCCCGGACGATATCCGCCGGGAACACCTTTTCAGGCAGTCCCAGCTGAAGCTGCCAGCCGTCGGCGGCTTTCAGGAAATCGCTGTCAATACGATAACTGCTCCAGTCAGAATGCGACCTTCCGGCAATGACCAGGCTGATTTTGTCGTCGTTATTTTGCATAGGCATTAATCACCATCCCGGCGGTTATGTTGTTCGGGTCACGCAGCTGCGGGTTCAGACGTTGCAGCTCTGCCGCACGGCTGTAATCGCCGTACCACTGCCACGCCAGCAACAGCAGACAGCTGTCCGCCTGCACCTGTTTCTGCGTCAGCGGTGGGCGGCGAGACAGAACCAGCAGGCCGACATCCTGCACGGATGCCGCCACGTTCTTCATGCTCTGAATGATTTCCGGGTACATCAGCCCCAGCGGTGATGCGGTTTCGGTTATCCGTTCGCGTTCGCCTTCATAGCGTTCACGGAACAGCGTGATGGCTGCCTGTAAGCGGGTGCGCACATCCCCGACCAGTCGCCCGATATCCGCCGGTATAAGCTGCTCTGACTGGGCCTCATCTGACAGTATCGCCGTCGCCACGCTGGCCAGCTCTGAGGCTGCCAGAACCGCATATGCCGCTTTCACGTCCTGCACGTCTTCCACGGACGCATCCGGCGGAAGTGCCACAGACGGCGTTTTATCACCGCTGACCAGTGCGACCGGCAGTGCGACCAGCTCATCCATATCTGCCATCACCTCATTCCAGCAGGTCATCACTGTCGCAGAACTGGCGACGCTGTCTTCCCCGGTCAGTCCGGTCGTGGTGGCGGAATCAGTACGCTCCAGCACCGGCACCGCGTGCCCGACATCTGACGTGTGGATTTCCAGCACCTCTGCCAGCCCGCCGATGAACTTTCCGGGTTCGCTGGCCAGTGACATCATATTGTCGATGGATGAGAGAAAATCGCTTTTGAATGTCAGCAGGGTATTCACCAGCGTGGCACGCACCGTCTGGATTTTTTTAATCACGCTGTTAATGGTCTTTAAAGGGGCCGTAACAGCGTCAAATAATTCGCTTAACTGTGCCAGTAACTTATCCAGTTCTTCAAATAACTTCTGTGCAAACAGCTCCGGTAACGGGGTGCTGAACAACGCGCTGCCGGTGCGGTTCTCCAGAAAACTCATGTCGATGGTGCAGCTGTCCGGGCTTTCTGCGTCATGGCGGATGCTGTAGCCGGTCACAATCACCGACGGTACGGAGCCGTAAACCGGGTGAATCAGCTCACCATCACCGCCTTTATCCAGGGCGGCGATCAGCTTTTCGAGTTTATATTCGTAATACTCCCCCCACAGGAACGCCGTCATGCGGAACGGTCGCGCCTTGCGCCCGAGGTCGTGCAAATCCGCCCCGTCAACAAACGGGTATTCATAGACCGCATGGTCGCGGCTGATTTGTTCATCCGTGTTCAGTACATCAAACTGCACACCGCGAAAGGAGGCGTTTTGCAGGTTTTCAGCCCAGCCCATCAGTAAGTTCCTCCCGTGCCTCTGTTGCCGTCCTGAAGGTTGTATTTGTTCACTGCCTCCGCCACGACCTGACCATCGAGCACCAGTTGTGTGGTGAAATTTATGGGGCTGGCAGGTGGTCCCCAGTGCGTGAGGTATTCCGGCTGGGTGATGCGTCCGGGTTGTTCTGATGCCGGTTCAGACGTTGTGTTTCCTGCGGCTTTGTTCACCTGCTCCGGTGATGGCAGAGCATCAGCTGCGGCTTTCAGCTCATTATCCCGTTTAAGCATTCCTTCACGGGTAAAGAACAAGGAGCCATCGTCTGCAAAAAACAAACCATGATTATCTGTAAAGTTCTTGATGGTATCGCCAACAACAGCCCCATAAAGTTCTTCTGCGGCCTCATAGCCTGCGTAAATGGTTGCAATTTTTCCGGCTGCGCCCATTATTTTTCCCAGACGTCCCTGATTGCCGGAAGCGACTTCACTGATATCTTTAACTTTGGATGCAGTATCCCCAGTATCATCGGGTTTATCTGCTCCTCCGGACACTGGATTACCGGTAATAAGTTTCAGCCCCGCAAACGTGACGGCCGCTGCTGTCATCGCTTTAATGGCTGTGGTAGCTGTCACCACTGCTGTGGTCAGCCCCGGAAATTTTTCACCCGCCCAGCTTATGGCATCGGCCACAGTCCCGGATGCATCAGCCAGTTTTTTCACGCCATCCATTTGTGAAAATTCAAGCGTGTTTTTAGCCTGCCCGGTTTTAAAATCATTCGTGTCTGATATGAATTTAAAATCCACATCACCCGCGCGCTGACCTTCCGGCAGGGTGCGCTGCTGATTAATCGCGTCTTCAACCTTTTTCCGGTATTCCGGGTTGTTACGATAAGCCAGCAACGCCTTTAACGCCTGTTGGTCTGCAACCAGCTTTCCGACACCAAAACCTTCAAGGAGTTTTACCATCGAATCATAAACAGCCGTCTGCTCGCCTTTGTCCCGGGCGGATGCCAGTTTCTTTTGCAACTCCTGATAGCGTTTATCGCTGGCAACGATTTTGTCTATCAGGCTGGACAGCGCGTCTATCGGATCAAGCCCGTTCTTGCGCGCTTCTACCAGCGTGCCTGCAAAGTCGATGCCCTTACCGTTGTAATTTATTCCCGCAGCCGCTGTTTCAATATCCTTACTGGTCAGTTTTGCCAGCAGGTTAAATACGTTATTTCCGGCTTCGCTGCTGTTACCAGCTGTAATCGCTGCGGCTTCATTCAGCGCCAGAATCTTGACGAAATCATCCTTGCCTTTCATCCCGGCATTGGCAGCAGCCCCCAGTTGTGACGATAAATATTGCGCCATATCGTTCAGTTCAAAGCTGCCTTCTTTCCCCGCTGCAATCGCCATATTCAGAACGGTGGAAATATCTTCATCCCTGAATCCAAACGTCTTTTTTCCTTTGACCATTACGTTGGCCAGGTCTGTTGCAGATGCACCGGAAGCCGTGGCGTATTTCATCAGTTCAGGTAGCCACTTGTTGGCTGTTTCAAATGAAATGCCGTCTTTCAGCAGGGCATCCAGCGTTTCGGCTGCATCCTCTTTCGTGCCACCACCATAGGTCACCGCGTTACGGATGCTGCTTTTCATCTGCTCAAGACCAGCCCTGCGCCCCTCCAGTCCGCCATCACTGAAGGCGGTATTGGCCATCATTGCCAGCTGGCGTTCGTAGCTCATCTGCTTTTTGACCGGCTGCGCCATAATGGCAGCACCTGCTGCAATACCACCGCCTATTGTCACGGCATTCCCGCCAAATGCAGCCGCACGGGCAAAACGCCCCCGTTCAGGGATAACAGGCGTTTTCGCCATCTTCATCTGAGCCTGAGTAACGCCATCCAGTTCACGCTTGAGTGCCCGGGCTTTTTCCCGGGTGGCCTGCATGGCGCGCTCCTGCTCCTGCGCAGATTCAAAACCGGCGCGGGCCAGACGGTTATAACTGGCAACCGTCAGATAAATTTCACGCCGGATCTCGCGTTCTGCACGAATACCGAGCGTTTCCCGGGCACGGGCGGCACGCTGTATCTCTTTTGCGGCCTTTTTCGTGCTGTTAATGCTTTCCTGCCCGGTACGCTTCTGCTCTGCGCCTGCCTTCCGGGTTGCCTTTGTTACACCTTCGGTGGCTTTGATAACCTGTTTTTGTCCCTTTTCCAGAACCTGCGAGGCTTCGTCCTTCGCAGTCAGGGTCATGCCAACTTTGAAATTACCGGCCATTTTTCTGCTTACCTTTTCTGCGTTTCTTTCTGAGGGATTTAAATGACTGGCGGGTGGTCTGTGAGGTGTCCTTTCTTCCTGAGCCGCCGCCGTTCAGCCTGTCAACGGCGGCAAGCCAGCCGTCCAGCTCGGGACGGCTCATGGTCATGATTTGCTCTTCGGTTATTCCGTAGCGCCCGAGGATAAGGACTGCGAGCCGGAGTCCGGCGAGCCGGGATTCCCGCCGTTCCGCTTTACCTTCAGGACGTTGCGTGATGCCAGCAGAATATTAAAATCGTCCGGCGTCATGTTGTCGTGCAACAGCTCCGCCGTCAGTTCTTCCTGCGGAATATCCCCCAGACGGACCAGCGTTGCCGCCATCACCGCACAGCGGTAGTAATAATCCGCCGCGAAGCCATCCACCGTCTGAAAGCGTTCTTCGGTTTCTTCCAGTGCCTGCCCGTTATCACGCATGACTGGCAGACGCAGCTCAAAGTTTTTATGAACGGTGCCGTTAAACACCACGCCATCAGACAGTTCGCCGGTCTGTGTATTAATCAAAGTCATCCTGTCACCTTCCTGAGTGCAGCCATTTTGATATCAATTTTCGCTTCACTGTCGACGGTGTATTTCTCACCCACTTCGGTTGTGAAGCAGTCCAGATAGGAGGTGCGCTTGCCGCTGTTGCTGAGCGGATAAATTGAGATTTTCACACCTTCCAGATTTTCCCAGTCCGGCTCGTTGGTATCAGGGATCACCGCCGAAACTGAAATATCGTAAGTGGCAATGCCACGGGCAAAGCCTTTGGCCCTGCCGGTTTTGTTCATGGTCTTGACCAGCTTTCGCCCGGTGTTGATCTGAACATCGAAGTCGGTGATCTCGATTTCCTGGCTGTCCACCTCCAGCACAATCGAGCCGACATATTCTTTAATGGACATTTACCGCGCTCCTTACAAAATCATGTCGATGCGACCGGCAAACACATGCAGGCCGTTAACCACATCCGCCGGAACCACGCAGTCGAGACGGTTTGCATCTTTCCCGTTTCGCTGAACGCGCAGCTTTGCCTTGTTCGCTTCCACGTTCTCCAGAATCTCCGCTTCCTCCAGCTTGATCAGCACGTCATACAGTTCGCTTTCCACTTTTGCGATAGTACGGGTGCTGAGTTTTTCGCGCGGGAAGCGAAGGCTGATGCGTTCGCGGCACGCCTTGCGGGTGTAGTCCAGCGTTCTGATGGACGTGATATCCAGTAACGAGACGTCAGTCACACCCTGTGCGTTAACCGTGTACGTACTGACCGCACGCACAATCTGCACCGTGTTACCCGGGCCAACCTCAACCGGCGTCAGGCCGTTATGCAGGGCGTTTTCCTGCTCGTTACGGCTTTCACGCTGTGACATTGCGACCACATCCAGCCCGGACAGCGCCAGCGAGTTCAGCGGACGCGCCGGGTCTTCCTCGCCCGCCATCACAGCGCCGTAGATGGCAGCCAGCACCGCTGGCAGCTTCACGGAGCCGCGATACCAGGGGACGGACACGCGCCCACTGTTCACACCGGCTGCCAGGGTGATCCCGTTTCCGAGACTGCCCGTCCAGCCTGCACAGCCAATCGCGCCGCGCTGTTCCATCGCGTTCCCGGTTTTCTCCAGATGCTGCTTCAGGGCGGCAAGGGCTGGCGTGGTACTGAACGGACAAATCAGAATGTTGTGACCGGCGGCAAAGACCGCATCCAGTGCGGGCTGAATATCCGGGTCCATTTCACCGTTCGCCATCGGCGTGGCGCTCACGGTCAGACCACCTGCCGTGGTGGACGCTGACAGGGTGATATCATTCCCCCAGGCACCTTTGGTCCGGGTGGTCACCGTCAGCTGAGAGGTTTCTGATTTGTATTCCCCCGTGACCAGAAGCGATGGCGTCTGCGTCATTGCTTCCACCAGTGCAGGAATGATTTTCGACGGTTCATCGCCGGTTTCCACATCCACCGTAACCTGCTCACCGGCAACCCATACCGACAGTGTGCCGCTGCTGATTGCCGTACCGCTGACGGTAACCGCACCGGTTGCCGCCTGTCCTGCGCCACTGTCTGCAATACCGATAACATCCAGTTGCAGATAACTGTTGGCGTTAATGGCCGCGCGCGCCATTGCAGCGGCCAGCGAACCGGCCCCGAAATACAAATCCGCTTCGTCTTCGGAATACACGGAGACGGCATTCAGGGGCGTGGCGGTGCCGCCTGACAGCATCGGACCAATCACCAGAACACGCTGTTCATTACCCGGCAGCGTGTTAACGGCCAGCCGGGTATTAAACTCAAAATGCACACCGGGCTTACGGATGCCGCCCGAAATGGTGTCAAACTGAATTTCACTCATCGGAATCCACCTGTTTCTCTCTCTTCGCCTTCGCTTTTACCTGCACGGCGTCCTGTTCAGCCGTCACGGTGGTTTCAGGCTCATCCTTCACCAGAATCAGGTCACCGTCCTGAACGGCGCGCCGGTAATAAGCGGTGTTCTCAACGGTCACCGCTTCCGTGGTGATGTATTTCCGGGCGTTATCCTCCATCGGGAACTTCATCCCGGGAGCCGCCTTAACCTTCATTTTGTTCATGCTGTTGCTCTCTTAATTCAGTCAGCCCTGATACTTCAGCGTCGCTGTCCTGCATCTGGTACCGGATGCCAAGGTTCAGCAGTTCCGGATCAGGGTCTGACAGCCTGCCGTGGTAACGGTTGAAGAGGCGGTCCGCTTCTGCGCCACGCTCCGGCCATTTGCCGTTCTCCAGCGCGTGCTCCACCCAGCGGGTATCGAACTCACAGGCAAATACGGACATTGCCCGCTCTGCCACGCCGGTGTTAAACAGTGTCCTGACCCGCCCGGGTTCGAAATAATCAATCTCCAGCCCCAAATCCTGACCGGTCAGCAGGCGACGGACGGATTCAACCAGCTGGTTTGTCCCGACTTCATCCCGGACGGTGCCTCCCTGTCTGGCGCTCTGTTCGCTGCGGGTGTTGTAATCACCCACCACAACCACAAAGCGTCCGGTGGCAATGTATTTCCGGCGTGACGTGGAATAGCGTTCGGTTTTCACGATGCCGCCGAACGTCACCCAGGCTGCCGGAAGGCTGCGAACAATCCGGCCCGGGTCTTCATCCAGTTCACCGGCATAGGTGCGGACATCCTGCACCATATGCCCCAGACCACAGCGCAGACGCTCAACCAGCGCCCGTTCAATGTCAGTAATCAGAATGCACCTCCCCGCGTGGACTCACGCCCGAACTGACGGGAGCCGGAGCGGATACGCACCTGTGACGATGACTGGATCACGCTGCCGGACGTATCCCGCCCGAGGTTGATTTGTCCTGCCGCGACTTTCTCCAGAAAGCGGATGGCATCCCGGTAGCGCATCTGAATTTCTTCTGAGCAGATACGGTAATCGGTCGCCAGGTGGTAACGGGCGATATCGCAGCAGTAACCCACCAGAATCCCCGGGCTGTCAGGCCACGGGGTCCGGTAACGCCCCACCAGATAGCCATCAATCTGGGCACTGGCACGTGCAAGCGCGGAGGCCAGCTTGTCTTCGTCGATGAATCCCGTCATGTCTTCATCCGTCAGTGTGCGTGCCTCGCGTTCACTGAACGCCCTGATGAACTGCTCCGGTGTGGCGTAGGCCATGGGTTACTTCTCCTTTTTGTCCGCTTTTTGTGTTTTCTGTGCGGCGTTCAGCTGTGCGGTCAGTTCACTGACTTTCTGGCGTTCTTCTTCCAGTTGCGCCGTCAGTTCGCTGACTTTCTGACGCTCGGCATCCAGCTGTGCGGCCAGCTCATCACCCCGGGCCGCGTCGTTCTGGCCGGACGCTTTATCGCGCTCCACCACAATCAGCATGGGGTCAGCCTTCAGCACCGCCAGCTGTT